CGGGGGGCACGGGCATGATGGCCGAAATGTTGGTGTACTCATTACCGTCATTGCCCATTGCTTTGATGACCGAAATCATTGCCCACACGCCCAACACGTTCTTGAGTTCAAAGCCATTGAGTTCTGCCCCCGTGAACGCCCTCCCCCGCCAAGTCTCTAAATCCTTGCGGAGTGTGGCCTTTTCGGCCAGCGAGAGGCTGAAGTTTTTTGAGATAGACATTGGCTCACCCTTGTCCGTGACAAGGGGATTGCCTGCATCGTCCTCACTATGCACCTCGAATTGAAACATCAGCCTCGGCTTTTTTGTAACCACTCCTTGGAAGGTTCCGGGTTGAGTTCCCAAGTCAATGACTCGGTAGCATCGTGCAAGATGCATTCCCGGTGGGACAGGGGTAAATCCACCACCGCCGCCGCTACTTTTCGCTATTAGTCCCATGATTCGCTCCTGATTGATACAGTTTCTAAAGTCACAATTGGCCGCTTGGACACCCCGCATTCACTGCGGATGATGTCCCAGTCGTCCCCACTAGCAGTACCTGCCTCAGCCCTTTGTAGAGCCTCTTCAAGCATTTGCATTCGTTCCAGCATGAGTTCGTGCATTTCGTTGTGCATAGGTTCACTTTGGGATTAAACTGGCTCAAGTGTACCACGTTTAATTTTGTCTTGCACAACTATTTTTTTGGGTGTAACATGCGCTTAACCACAAAGGAACTCAATGACGCTTCAAGAATTCTTCCAAGACAAGCCAAGGGGGTCAATGATTGCAATGGCCCGCAAGCTGGGCATCAGCAAGACTTGGTTCTCGCTTGTGGTGACCGGGCGACAACTGCCCAGCCCAGAACTGGCCCGAGACATTGAAGTGCAGACTGGCAGGAAAGTGAAAAGGGCTGAACTTCGGCCCGACATCTTTGGAAAGACAGCGAAATGATTTGGTACAAATTTTATCTGGGCGAATACCTCACCCACACCACGCACCTGTCCGACGCCGAGGACTTGGCCTACCGCAGGCTGCTTGACCTGTACTACATCAGCGAGAAGCCAATCCCACTTGATACCGAAGCGGTTGCCAGAAAAATCAAACTTGACTTGGACATCACCGAGATTGTCTTGGAAGAATTCTTCGTCAAGGGCGTTGACGGCTACCGCAATGGCCGCTGTGACGAAGAAATTGCCCGGTACTCAAGGCAGGTTGCCGTCAACAAAAAGTTGGGCAAACTTGGCGGCAGGCCCAAAAAAGCACTATGATAGAATTGGGCACGGCTAGTCTTAGCGGACGAAAAGGGGATTCATCACCTCCCTGCCGATGTTCTTTTACAGTGATGACGACCAACGATGTGAGGTCTTATGAGTTCAAAAGTCGATATCTGGATGCCGCTTTATGTAGCGGACTATCTCAGCGCAACCTCCCGTTTGACCACAGAACAGCATGGTGCTTACCTGCTGCTCCTGATGGACTATTGGAAAAACGGGCCTCCACCAGACAACGATGGCGTTTTAGCGCAGATTACAAGACTGTCGCCTGCTGCATGGAGTAATGCTCGAACTATGCTTGAAGCATTCTTCCAAGTGCAGGCAGGGCAGTGGTCACACCACCGAGTTGATGAGGAACTGGCAAAAGCTAACCACAACAAAGAGGTGAACCGCAAGCGTGGTGTTGCTGGTGCAGCAGCAAGATATGACAAAAAAGATGCTCCGATTATGCTTGAAGCATCCTTGGGGGATAGCACATCACCTTCACCTTCACCTTCACCTACATCTTCATCTTCAATTGAAGAAGGTAAACCTTCTTTGTCCACAGCAAAGCTGATGGCCTGTCCGCAGGATGTGATTCTCAAACTTTGGTCAAAGCATCTACCCCACCTTGCCCAGCCAAGAATCTGGGAGGGGAATCGCAGGGCAAATCTGAGGCAGAGGTGGAACCAAGCCAGCAAACCAAGCCAGTACAGCCCAGAGGGCTACGAGACGCAGGGAGCAGGCGTCCAATGGTGGGACAGCTTTTTTGGCTACATTGCAAACGACACGACCCTGTCAACCGGGTTTGAGTCGCAAGGCAGAACGTGGCGACCAGATTTGGAATGGGTCGTTAATGCAACAAATTTCCAAAAAATCATAGATGGGAAATATTCAAAATGAGTTTTGCAAAACCTGAACCAAAAGACCGTGATGACGGCCCAAGCCTGCTTTGCAGCGTGCCGGGGTGCGCCTCCCGCTGGAGTGTGAAGCTGGACGGTCAGATGCCGAAGTGCAGCCGTCACCAGTGGCAGCAACCGCTGCAAGGCAACACGAAGACCTACAAGCAGTATTTGGAAGACAAAAACAAGCCAGTGGTGAAAACCGTCAGTGCTTGGTACGACAAGGAGCAATGGTGAACTACTTTCAAGCCCACAAACTTTTGGACGAGGTAAAAGATGGACGAGACCACACCACTGCCAGCATCACAGTCGCACTCGGACTGGTTGGAGACCTTGACTCAGGGTTATGCGGAACTGGCACTGGCTGGGGGCAATCAAGCCCAGAAAGATGGCAGGAGGGCGTACTTGATAAACCGCTTCAAAGAACTTGAAGTCCCATTCCCCGGCATCACGCTGATGATTCACAGAAAAATTAGGGCAATGAAATGAACATTTTTGAACAGGGCAAGACCCTTTACACGCAGAACGAATTCAATGACGCCTTGGCTAAAGCCAAAGCGGAAATCATGGCGACTGCGATTGAGGCCACAAAGCACGCGCTTGAAATCGAACGCCATGCCTACGCTGACATTGCAGCGGCTTTTGGTCAACATGAATTGGCTGAAGGTATCCGCAACCACAAGGGCTAAAAATGATTGAACTCACACTACCTTGGCCTCCCACGGTCAACACCTACTGGCGCAGCTTCAACGGGCGCGTCCTCATCAGTGCAAAGGGACGCGAGTACCGCAAGGCGGTTGCTGACCAAGTGCTGATTCAAAGAGCCGCCAAGCACATCGACTACGCAGTCAAGGTAGAAATCAAGGCGTACCGCCCAGACCGCCGCCGCCGTGACCTAGACAACCTTCTAAAAGCCTTGCTCGACTCCATGACGCACGCTGGCGTGATGCAGGACGACGCCTTGATTGAAGACTTGCGCGTGTACTGGGCAGATGAAATTGGCGGAATGGTCAAAATAAACATTGAGGGAATTGAATGAACACAGAACCAGAACTGATTGACCTCTATGCCATGTTTGCGCTGATGATGCAAAAGCCCGTCAAGGGCAAGTCAAAGATTGATGTGGCCTACGAGGCGTTCGAACAGGCTTACGCAATGATTGAAATCCGCGAAGATTTTGTAGAGAAGAGGAAAAAAAAGGAGAAAGAATGAGTGAAGAGCGAGACCCCCACAGGGCTGTGGACTACATCCTGAAGAACGCTGCTCTGTTTGCAAAGGCAAAGGCAGAGCGCACCTACATCGAACAGTACCGCAAAAGCCTCAAGGCCATCCTGATGAAGCGCAGCATGGAGACCGCCCTTGGTGCGCAGGAGCGCGAAGCCTACGCCCATCCAGAGATGCTGGAGATGATTAAAGGCTTGCAGGCGGCGGTGGAGATTGAAGAGAAGCTGAAGTGGGACATTACCGCCGCCGAGATGCGAGTGGAAATCTGGCGGACAGAGCAAGCAAACAACAGAGCAGAAGGAAAGGCAACGATATGAAGACACCAGAAGACGAAGCGTTTGAACAGTTGGAAGCTGACATCAAGCGTCGAACAGTGAATGATGATGCCCAAATTTACGCATCACCGTGGAAGGGGTTGACTGAGTACGAGTTTGCGGCAATTTACAACCGCTGGACTGACGCCAATGGCTCAACAGCGTGGGGTCTGTACCGTGAAATTGAGAAAGCATTGAAAGGAAAGAATCATGGCTAAATTACCCTACATCTACACCATTTGCCCGACGCAAGAAGCGCCAAAACGCTTCACCGCAAGCTGTGCAGAGATGGGCATACTGCTCAGTCAAAGCCCCGATGGCGACCTGACCATTGATGACCGCCGCAACGGGCTGTGGGAGTCTTGGGAGGGCAAAGGCGTAGCAGCCGAACCCATTGAGGATAGTCTTCACAAAATTATCAGGAGCGCAAGGAATGACACCACTGCAAAACAGGATACGTGATGCCCTCCACAAGCACGAAGACGGCATGACCGTCAGTCAACTGGTGCTAACCGTCCGTGGCAGTCCCGAGGCCATTCGCAAGGCATTGACCCGCATGGGCGACAGCTACATCGACCGATGGGTCAAAGAAGGCTGGAACTTTGCTGCAGTGCATTGCCTTGTCGCTGTCCCTGAAGATTGCCCCCGACCATGACTACCTTGAAGGAAAAAAAACACATGAGCCGGGTCGCTGAGTTGGGCTGCGCCGTCTGCCGAAGGATGGGACATGAAGGAACCCCGGCTGAATTGCACCATCCAAGGGCTGGAATGGGGGCTGGGAGACGCGCAAGCCACATGAACGTATTGCCACTCTGCCCGAGGCATCACCGAGGCTCTGACGGCGTCCACGGCCTTGGCACGAAGGGCTTCCCGGCTCACTGGGGCTTCACTGAGCAGGACTTGCTGGACGACACCCTCAAATTGCTTGGTGTTGTCAAATAACAACATTAGGGTATGTCCCAATAAAAATAAATCAAAAAAGTTGTTGACGAGGTTTAATTTGGCCTTAAACTACAAGCACTGACCAAGCAATACCGCAAGGCAGAACCAGCGAAAGAACAGCGACATGAACACCACCACCGAAACTCAAGCCCTTGTTGATTCACTGACAAGCGACATCGACTCTTTGTACGTGCTTGACCAGCAAGCCAAGGCTCTTGAAATCAAAATCAAAGCCATCAAGGCTGACATTGCCAACAAGTATTGCGAAGGCAAGCACGAAGGCCAGTTGCACAGCGTGACTGTCAGTCTGATTGAAGTGTCTGGCACTGTTGACTACAAAAAACTTTGCGCTGCCCACGGCATCACCGAGGCTGTTCAGAACACGTTCCGCAAAGAAGGTCGCGTTGACATCCGCGTCACTCCAGCCAAATAAACCCAACGGGGCTTCGGCCCCAACAACCAACCCCAACCCCAACCGAAAGAGAATCATGAAATTTACAACCACAATCCACCTCCATTTCCAAAAATATTCTTGGCAAAAAGAAGGCAAATTCCAAGTTTTTTCTTGCCGACTTGATGACACTGAAGACCGCACCTACGTTGGCCCGCAGGACATTGAAATTGATGTACCTGAAGACTACGACCCTCGTGCCCAGCAGATTGCTGCTTTGGAGGCAATGAAGCAGAAGGTCATGGCCGATTACCAAATCAGCGTCATGTCAATCAACGACCGCATTTCCAAACTTCAGGCACTGGAGTACACAGCATGACCGCAATGACCAAGCAAGAATTCAAGGCCCGATGGGAGGGTGACGACAAAGGTGGCGGCATCAACTTCGACGACATTGCAAAGTGTGCAATAGCGTGGCACGTTTCTTCGCGCCCAAGGATTCGGCCTATAGACGTTGTCCGCTATGAGGTTTTGAAAGCGGCTGGCACTGTGGATGCAGAGGAATTTAAACCTGAAGAGGAGCAAGCATGAACACCGACCACATCATCCACAACACCAATCAGCGGATGGAGTGCCAGCACTGTGGCTTCAGCGAGGCCATCAAGATGCCTGCGCCCATCGATGCCATCCTAGGCAAGATGGATGCCTTCACGCAGGCCCACAAGGGCTGTAAACGCTCTGACTACGTCAAAGGCTTTGACGCTGGCTGGGACTGTGCCTTGAGCGAAATGGAGCAGTGGGTAAAGCGCGAGGCGCACGAACCCCAGCGAAATGCTCCCGTGTTGGCCTTGCTGGCGCACCTCAAGATGCAACATGGTAGGGAAAACACCTAGAAGAAAAGTGTTGCATCGTTTAATTTGGTGTTACACTGACCTCACTGCAATCAAGCAGTCAACAGCGAAGGAAAAGCGAAATGACACAGTACAAATACCTCTCAGATGTGCTTGCAGCCAAGCGTGATGAGCGCGATGCCGACAATGCCCGCTGGGCAAAGACCGAAGCAGCCCGTGCCAAACGCATCGCCAAGTTCGTACCCCGCACCGACTTGCACCCAGCAGTGGGCGTTCTGGTCAACGCCAAGGGCGTGCGCTACTACGCTTATGTTGGTGGCGTGTATCGCGAAGGAACCCCAGAACATTTGGCATCTTTGGTTTGAGAAGGAGAATCAAAATGACACACCCATTTGAAAAAGCAGGTCTTGGCAAAGCCCCCTTCTCTTGCACGCACGTCAGCGAGAACGTGTTCCGCTTGCCTGACGGCTCTGCCAAGGCTGGCGGTTGCTGTGACTATTGCGGCACGGGCCTTCGCTGGGAGTTTTGGATTAAAGGTTCTATCGCTGGCGCACGCCAGTTCAAGGTCGGTTGCGATTGCGTAGCAAAAACGGGTTGGGGCATTGAGGGCTTTGAGAAAGTTCGCGCCGACCACACCCGCGCCCGTCGTCAAGAGGGTGCTGAAAAACGTGCGGAAAAAAAGCGCGAAGCCCGCAAGGCATGGATTGATGAGCAGCACGCCAACAGAGCGATTGAGCGCGAAGCGGCTACCAAGGTATGGCGCAAAGAAAACAGCGCCTTGGCGGCACGTCTGGACGCTTACACGGGCGAGAATGACTTCCTGCGCTCAATGATTGAGCGTTTGGGTTACTGGGGAACCCTGTCCGAAAAGCAGACCGAAGCTACCGAGTCTTGCTTTGCAACCATAGACCGCAAAGAGGCTACGCGCCTGACTAGCGAGTACATTGGCAACGTGGGCGACAAGGTCACCCTAACCATCACCATCGACCGTATTGTCAAAATTGAAGGTTACTACGGGACTAACTATATCAACATCGCTCGTGACGAGCAGGGTAACGTCCTGACCTACAAAGGCTTGACCGACATTGGTTTGAAGGGCGAGACTAAAACCATCAAGGCCAGTGTCAAGGAACACACCCTGTACGACGGTGTCAAACAGACCATCATCCAGCGCCCCAAGCTGATGGAAGTGGCATTAGGGTAAGTCCCTATACAAATAAATTTACAAAGGGGCTTGACAGTCTCTTTGTTTAATGTAGAATTACACTCAGACACCAAATATCTTGGTGTCGTAACAGAGAAGGAACAGCGAAATGAGAGCAATAGTCAAAGCAGCACTGAACATCCCTGAGATGCAATTTGCCTTCGAGTGCATCTGCGAGGATGACAAAAAACAGCCAGAGGATTACACAGATGAGGAAATCGTCGAAGAGGCAGAGTACCGCCTCTCGACTTACTTCGAGGCAGGCCACATCAACGATGACATGAGGATAGACGATGAGGGCGTCGGCCAAAAGGTTGCCATCAAAGACATCAAGATGCTGATTGCCTTCCTCAAGAAGTACAAGACCGCCGACGGCCAGTGGTCTAACCTGACCAACCACCTCATCAAGTAAACCAAACGGGGCTTCGGCCCCACACCGAAAGCGAATCATGGAAAACGAAATCATCATCAGCACCGAGAGCGGTGTCAAATTGTCCATCTCTGAGTGGGATGACGGTGGGGCTTGGCTGCATTTGCAACTGCGGGGTGGCAGTGCCCATACCGTGCTGACCAAAGACGAAGCCCAGAGGCTCCTAGAGGGCTTGCAGGCCATCCTGAAGGTGGCGGCATGAGCGGCTTTGACAGCAAGCGCGAAGCCGCGCAGGACAGGCAGGTAGACGACGGTGACTACGGGTGCATCGACGAAATGATGCATTGGGTGACCATCGGCATCTTGTTTTTGATGACCATCGTTTTCCTCGCTGGGCTGGCGGGGTTTGTCTGGGCCATGATATGACCGAAGACGACATCATCCGCATGGCGCGGGAGGCCGGGTTAGTTATCGACGGCAATAATTCGGGCGATGATGACCTTGTCGTCTTTGCCAACCTCATCGCCGCCCACAAGGCAGAAGTCATTACTGCCGAGGCTTATCGCTGTGGCTACAAAGACGGTATGAAAGCAAGTGCGGTCATCTGCGAGAACCTTGCTGAACAGCAAGACAAAGATGTGCGTGATGAGTGCGCTGCTGCTATCAGAGCAAGAGGAGAACTGAAATGACACAACCAGAAACCTTGCGGCTGGCCGGGTGGCTAGATGTGGTG